CCTTGGCAAAGCCGGCATTTGCATTGTGGTAGACGGTCAGATGTCTGATAGTATTTTTTACGGGCTTTATGAAGTAATCCTCAAGGGGGATGCGTTCCTCGCCCGATAGATACCACCACTTACCATCAGCAAAGAGGAAGCAATCCTCGGCGTAACTCTTAAATAGTTCCACGCTGTCGGCTATGCGAGGCAGGTGCGTGTTATCCCTGCGACCATCACGGATGGCCCCAAAACAGTGTATCTCATCTCGGCAGTCGGTCCATCTGCCATATGGCGAAGGACCCAAGCGATGGATGTCGCCCAACTCAAGCAGTGCATCTACACGCTGGTCGTTGGGATAGAAGCGTTTGAGGACTCTGATAAACCTCTCCGAGAGTTCCTCATTTGTTACCTTGATGTGTCGAACAGTGCCGTTCGCGAGTAGTTTTCCAATCTGTATGCTCATAATGTTGAAGTCTTGTAGTTAAAGAGTAGCCGAGCAGCACCCCGAAGGATGACTGCCCGGCAGAAAATTATATGTGGATTGACATAAAGACCTTGTCGATATCCTCCTGTGCCAATCCGATGTAACGCCTCGTTGTCTCGATTGTCGAGTGCTTGAATATCTGGTTCAGCAGCACCAGAGCTTCCGGGGAGCGTTTCATAAGTTCGTAAACATACCTGCCGAATGTCTTGCGGAAGGTATGAGTTGAGAATGCTCGAATCTTCATCTTGTACTTCGTCTTGAAGACTTTGAGCTGGCGGTTGATGTGAACTATCGTGTAGGGCTCTCCTGTTCGTGGGTTGTATAGTATCAGACTATCCACATCAGGACAACCCGACAGCTCGTACAGTTGCTGAGTCTTCTGTCGCACATCATCGCTGAACTTGACCATACGGCTCTTCTTTGTCTTCTGCTCGATGCGGGTAAGTTCCGAGCGATTCAGCACATCACGCCAGCGTAGAGTACGCACATCCGAGCATCGAAAGGCTGTGCAGAAAGAGAGCCAGCAGTATGTGGCCCACATATAGTTGCCATCACTCTCCAAGCCTCGTATCAGTTTATGAAACTCAGCTATGGGGAGATAGTCGGCTGTCGTAAGTTGTCCTTTGATGCGTGTCATATTATGCTGTTGCTATGTTTTCTGAAAGCAGCAACTCCGCCAACGCTCCGTTCTGCGGAATCATCGCAGGGATGTCGGTGCGTCCCGGCTTGTAGAGTTCAGTTGCCACATTGTAGATGTCCCAGAGGGTTATCTTGCCCTTCTCGAGATTGAGTTTCAGGAGGTCTTCGGTAAATACCGAGATTTGTCCCTGATTGAGCGGATAGGTATCCACCTGCGAGGAGAGTCGCTTGTCAGCACTGTCGTGTGATACACGGATGGCTGTGAGAAGACCAATGAAGGCGTACAGTTCCGTAGGCGATACGGTTTTCGACTTGAGTCGCTTGATACGCTCTCGGTCCTCGGTCATATTGGTGTGGAAGTTCGAGAGCCACTCATCCACACGGTCAAACAACTCCTCAGTCGTTACCTTATCACGACCATAGTTCGCCACGCTGCGCTCTGGGGAGAGGATACACTGGTTGTGGCATATCTTGACGCAGGGACCGATGGCCGCCTGAATGCCATCCTGATGGAATGCCACGACAAGCGTTGTTGTGAGCTCGTCTGTTTCCCAGTCGTTGATGCGGATTGTTGTGTAGATGCGGCGCAGGATATGTGCCTCGACAGCCTGCACGCCAAACTCGCGCTCCACCTGTGGCAGTACCACCACACCGGGCTGATTCTTGTTCTTGTTCTGTGCGGCGAAGATCTCCTCGACCTCGTAGTTCAGGTTGTGCTTCTCACAGAGGTCGGCCATACGCTGGATAACCTCGTAGTGGTAGATACCCTTGACGGGCTGACCGTAGATGTCGTTTTCCTTGTGAGTACGACGCAGTGTGTCGAGACTCATTGTTTCGATGTTGTTCACCGAGAAATTGAACTGCGTAGGAGCAGTCATTACCATTTGATTTGCCATAATGATTTTGTGTTAAAAGGTTATTAAAAAAGCGGTAAGCATTGCTGCTCACCGCTCGGTTATCTGTCTACAAGATGTTTGTGTGTCTCGAAGTAGTGGCACATCGCCAACTCCGCTATGTTGTAGGAGAATATCTCGCACCACCAGTCGAGCAGGTCGACATACTCATCCGAATTGCCATACTCCTCATCTACACCCTCCGGCACGATGTGGTCACCAACATAGTCGCTGGCAAGCTCCATCACTGACTCGTGGTCGTAGGTGGCTATGTCGTCAATCTCTCGCTCCTTGATGTAGTCACGCACCTCCTTAGCGTGGTTGCGTGCCTCGTCGCTCTTGATGAGTGACATCTCTCCGGTGAGCATATTGACGTGAATGCCGAGATGATGCGCCGAGAAGCCTCGCCCGAGCATCTCCTCTTTGAATGGGTCTATGAGTGCTATCATACCTCCTTGTTTAGTAGTTTTACAGGAACCCAATATGCAGAGGAGCCAAAGAGTTCAAGACCCTCGTCATCGTTGATAAGCATACACTCCTGGTTGCCGATAAACTGTTGAGAAGCAGGCCACTCGACAGCACGGTAGCACTTCTCTCGGTCAGGTGTTCTGCCGAATTGCAGCATATACTCATACTCAGGCACAAGCCTTGCACCATTATCCTCTCTGTCGAATACAGGATAGCCAATATCTTCCTGCTCGAAGTAGGTGCCGTCATCGGGGAACTCCACCAATGCGTAGGTGTTGTTGTCCCACTCCTGACCGCAGTTAGAGCAACGGTTGCGTCCCGTTGTAACATCGAAGTAAATCATCTCCGACTCGCACTTGGGACAGAAATCAACTCTGCGTTTAGGTATGCCGACAGCCTCTGCGATAATCTCCATACTATCCCAGAATAGTTGCTCGCAGTAGTCGTCTGCCATACGGCGGGCAAGTTCCTGCATCTGCTCATCTGTGACCTTCGCTGCATCGAAGCCTCGTGCAAGAAGGTCATCGCGACATACCGAGGTAATCGGGAAGAAACCCTCGGCAAGCAACGCCTGTATTCGTTTCTCCTCATCTGTGGGGTTCTCAATGGCGTTGAAGTACGCCCTCACTGCTTCTAAAATTCTATTCATTGCTTTGCTCTTTTTTTTCTTGATACTTGATTAGTAAGGTGTGCATAGACCAGCCGCAGAGTGCCATCAGCATATCGCCGCAGTTATCCTCGCGGTATGCCTGAATAAGTTGGTGTGCCTTGTGGCGGTAGGTCTCCTCATCGGACTGTATCTCCGACATCACGACCTCCATAAAGGTCTCGCAGTTCTCCTCGGACGAGAGTATCTCATCCATTAACTCTTCTTCTTTGTCGTAGTTCATATTACTGTTGGTTTGTTCTTGTGTCATCTCTTTTAGCCAGCGCTTCACATCCTCCATATCCTCCTCCACGGTGTCGTTATGCAGGCAAGAGCACATACCGTCACCATCGTAGTAGACAAGCACGGGATGCTTCGTTGCAGGACAGTAGCGGATAAGTAGTTCATCCTTCTTGAGTAGTTCGGTATCCTCGGGATTACGCATCGTTGTAATGACCTTTGAGGAGCGTTCCAAGATGCTCTGCTCGGCAGCTGTGAGTGACTCCTTGCCACCCAGCAACTGCACAATATCTTTGAGTAGTTGATAGACCATAACTACTCCTCGCTGTTATGCTCCTTGAAGATTGCTCGCTTCTCATCGTAGGATTTCGCCTTCCACCACTCGTTGCAGGCATCAACAAAATCCTGATAGCCCTCTTCGGGCGAGAAGTCATCCTGACGGTAGCCCGTAACCCTCTCCATTGCTGGGAAGTCGGCATCGCCCCACCAAGCCTCCATGCGCTCCACAAACTCGGTCTTCGTGCAGAAGTAGTTGTGAGCCTCACACTCGTTGCAATAGTTATCATCACGGTCAATGCCCGTCTCGCCGATATACTGGTGGGTGTTGGCATCTACCCACGCCTGTGTCTGAATCTCTGTCGATCCGCACTCCTCGCACACAATCAAATCTCTCTCCTCCATATCAATACCACGATATTAGTACATACTCATTCTGCTGGTCGCTCTCGTTGATGAGGCGGTCAAGTACCTTTGTGATGAACTCCTCGAGTGTCATATCAATCTTGGTAAGGTATCTGGTGAGTTCCTCTTCGTTCTCACGATACTTCTCGTCTTTGTCGATGAGTATCTGACGGAGGCGCTTGAGTTCCTCGCGCTCCACCTCGTAGTCATCGGTGTAGATGTCCTCGGCATTATTCTCAATCTCGAACATCGAGAAGATATCGTATAGGGCATCCTGCCCATCGCTACCAAACATACCGCCGTAGCCGTATTGTACCTGGTAGGTTGTTCCAAAGTGTAGTTGTCTGCTCATATCTTTTGTTATTGGTTAGTCAATGTCGTAGCCGATGAAGTTTTCATCGTTGATTAGTAGGTAGTAGTAGCCGTTTCCACAGCCACGATACTCCTTGCTGAAGCCTGCATTAAGCACACGCTTACCCGAAGTGTCGCCCTCAATCTCGCAGGGCTCAACCCATAGCGAGCCATCGTAGCCTCGGAACTCGAAGCGCAAAGAGTAGAACTTTTTTCCCTCACGCAGAGCCTCACGGAACTGCTGCATAGTGAGTTCTCCGCACCATTTCTCCACGGCTTTGAGCGATATGACCTGACCATCGATGCGTGTTCCGGTGGTCAATCCGTTCTCATATAGCGACTTTGTAGGGTCCGGGTTGAGTGCCTTCTTGATATAGGGACCTGTGAATGTCGCCTTGCTTGCCAGGCGCTGATACTTCAACACCATCTGACGGTTAGCCTCCTCGGCACTCTTGGGAGCGTGGTCTGATGGATAAAGCACCTTTTCGATGCTATCCCAATCCGTGAAGAGATAACCACATTTTCTCTTGTTCGGGGCAACGATGCCTATCTGATTCTGGTCGCGGTTGATAAACAGCCTGCGACGCTTGCCGCCAATCTGTACATGGAGTGATGGCGGGTTTGCTGTATTGCGTAAATATTCTTCTGCTGGGTGCATAATGTCCTCCTTCCTATACGGCTAATGCCTGAATGAAATACTCCTCATAGTCGGCTTCAATGCCGAGGTTTGTGCAAGCCAACTCGATGTCACTATGCTGCATATCGTTTACCTCGCGTAGTTCACGCAGATACCTGAGTTCATCATCGAGGTACTCTTGTGCCTGCTGCTCATCGCACGAACAGCCGCCACATATAGCCTGAATAATTCCTATTGCCATAATGATTCTGATTTTTAGTCTAACTCGAATTCGTCTTCATAGACGGTAATCTCCTTGCCACTCTCGCAGATCCTGACGAGCCACTGATTACCATAGGGCTCGATAAGTTCTATGCGGCGGTAGCCCAAGTATGGTACTTTGAGCGTTGCTATTGCTCCTCTCTCCATTAGGCTACCATCTCAAATTGGACACAGAACTGGAACTCGCTGATGAGGTTGCCTACATAGGGCATCTTTTCGGGGTCCTCGCCATAGGGACAGAAGATAGTTTTTGCGTGTGTCTTGCAACGGATACCTTGCTCGCGTACTTTTGAGAGCAAATATGCTCTGCGTCGTAGTTGTTTCTTGCTCATAGTTGTAGTTTTATTTGTTGAAAGATATGAATGCCATTCGGGGGCATTGCTCTAATTATGTGATGTAGGCGTCCTACTGAAGGATGCCCAACAGCTAATCAAGCTGGGAGGGCATCGTATCCGCAGGACGGTAGTAAATGTGATGGCCCTTCATATCGAGGTTGCCAAAAGTTGGTGGTATGATTGCCGACAGGGGGCATAACTCTAATCATTCGATGTAACTCCTTGTGATGAACGCGCGAACCGGTTGATATACCGGTTCGCGGGTCGCTTGAACAAGGCCGTGCTAAATATGTCAGCCCATCAATACCTGCTTGCCAATCATGCCCGGCTACTTCTTACGCCACTCGGCCATCTTGCGCTTGAGGTCGATGCCGTTGTCTTCGAGCATCTTCTTCAACACAGCCAAGAGTCGCCAACCATCGCCGTTGCGGTACATCTTGGCCTTGGTGGTAATGAACGCCAACGACTGGTACTTGTCCAGACGCTTGCCGGCATCATCGTATGCCACACAGCCGTGGAAGCGGATGAGGTTCTGCATCGTGAAGAAGGCTCCCGAACCCTTGTAGGCATCAATCCACGCACTGCACTGCGGGGTCTGCCAGTGCATCTTGAGGCGCAAAGAGTTGAACTCTGCCACAGCCTCGTAGAGTTTTGCAGCACTCTTGGCACGACGGATAGCGTACATAGCACTCTCCAACGGGCGGTATAGTTTACTGTAGAGGTCAGATACGAAGATGTTCTTACCGGCGATACGCTTATAAGGGACACCCTTGCACTTGCGTACCTTAATCATATCGACACGCTTCTTGAGGAGTCCGATATACTCGCTTGCCATCTTGGTCGCTACCTCGGCATTGAACCAGCGGTTGCGGTCTGTGAAGTTCTCGGGGTCGCGGTGCTCCATCTTCATCTGTGCGTAGAGCTCGTCGAGGAGCATCTTCCACTGATACTCATAGCCCATACGGTGGATCATCGCGGTAACACCCATAGGCTGCTTGGTGCGATAGTCGAGGGCTGTCATCATATGGAACATCTGTGCCATCACCCAACGGCGGAACAGACGAGGATTAGGTACCGTGCCCTGCTTGATGATAAGCTCGAAGAGCGGGTCATCGTCATCGAGGATTGTGAGCTTGCCATCTTTATTTGATGCTACGCACTCACCACCATTGGCACCCTGCATAGCGAAGAGGTGGCTTACATCTACGCCTGCATCACGCAACGCCTCGATACGCTCCTTGGCGCTCTTGGGCAACTTCTTCTGGGGCTTGGGCTCCTTGCCTACAACCTCTGCATACACAATGCCGATACCGGCATCCTTACCAATCACTGTTGCAACCGTCGTTACTGTCTTCTCGGCGATTGCGAACTCCGCACCACACTCGGGGCAGAGAACTTTTGTCTCATTCTTTTTGCTCATAAATTATTTGTTGTTTGTGGGATTATTTCCCGGGTGAATCCATTGTTTGAGAATTACGAGGTCCTTGTCCTCCTTGCTCTGCCAGAACCATTTGCCCATCAGAGCCTCATTCCACTCCATTCCGAGCAGCACTTGGCAGAGGATGTAGAGCTCAAGCTCAATCTGTGCGGGGTCTCGACGCTTGCCATAGAGCATATCCTCGTCTGAGAGTTCTCGCTCGGGCAATGCCCGGAAGTATTGGCGGGACTTGCTCTCGCTGCGCTCCGAGGGCACAGAGTGCTTGTAGAAGGTGTAGAGGCGTTCCACGGAATAGAGAAAGTCATCAAGCGTTGCCAGACTCATTCCCAACTCGCCCTCGTACTCTCCGTTAGTGATAATCTTCTTGCCATCAATTGTAAGGTTTCTCCTTTCGAGGTCAACCCTGAATTTTGCTCCGTCCTTAACGGCTTGGACGGACTCGTGGTAGATGTTATTCATTTGCTTACTTGTTTTCGTGTTTAGCACTCTGAGCCTATGACGCATTGCTTTATAGGTCTGATAAATACAGTGGATTCTCGATCCTGAGACCTGACAATCTGCGGGTGTCAGGATCGAAGTAAGAGACTGTATTGTTAAACGAGGCTCCTTGTGCAGTTTTGGTTGCGTTACCTTATGATCTTGTCAGGGTGGCACATATCTTTATCAATCTGATGTAAGCAGCACTGAATCTGATGGACCCTAAGTCATCTATCGTAATCGCAGGAGATGACTAAGGTTCCATCAGACTGCGAGGGCTGCTCAGTAAATTCCTGACCTTGACCATAAACCTTGTGCGAGGCGATGCGTAACGGTGATGAGGTGGCATATATCTCTATGTTGTTGATGTCTCCCGTCTGGGGAAGCCTAAGCAGCGGCGTCGTATAACAATCGGGATTACGACGCCGCAGCGGAGGCTTATTTAGGACGGGACAATGAACTCTCTTCCTCGATACGCTCCCTATGCCGGGCAGAGTCTCATAGCAGTGGCACATAACTTTATCCCTTCGATCTATCCAGCGTGAAGCCAGCTCGGAGGAGTCTCGAAGGAGGACAATCTGCCTCCTTCAAGACTCGGCGGAGCTGGGTTTGCACGCGGGATGTAAATATCTGCTCCTTGAACCCTTGCCGATGTGCTTCGGCATATTGCGAATGTCAGGCAACCGACACATTGCTTTACTTGATTGATAAATACAGGTGGTGCCAGAAGTTACATGGATTCACCTGGGGATAACCAGGTGAATATATCTCACTTCTGGGTTGATACCTGTATTATTGAATTGTTGCTCTTCATTCGGTAGTCGTGTGTTCGACTTGTGTTATAGTGATGCTACCAGCGTGTTATATACCGCACGGCTGGTGAGCAGTGCTTTCTGCATACAACCTATGGTCATATAGCCATCAATCTCTCTGGGCATCTTCTCTCGGTTTGCCTTGACATTGCGACCTCGACCACGCACGATGCAGCCATCACTCTTCGTAGCCACATAGCCCAAACCACCAACCTTACGCTTGCCCGTCTTCACGGCACGCAGGCAGTCCATAACAAACTTGTTGAGTTCGTCGATATCACTGCGGACATTGCACACGGGCAATATCTGAGTTGCCCAGCTATGTTCGCCATCTCCCTTGTAGAGGTAGCGATTAACCGAGTTGATAGCCTTGTGTAGTGATGTTCGGGGGTTGCGGATTGTGCGACGCTCAATCTCTCGTTGAAATGTCTTGATGCGTGAGGATGAGAGGGAGATGTCAGCACCCTTGATGCTATAGCCGAGGAATTTGAACCACCTATCCGATGTCAGATACTCAACCTTCTTGGGATTGAGGTGCATAGACTTCTCGGCGAGGCGATTTTCTAAGATGGTCATCGCTTGCTCGTACTTCTCACCGATGTAGAGCATATCGTCCGAGTAGCGAGTGTAGAACTCACCCAAAGCGGTAAGCTCCGCATCGAGGTCGTAGAGCAACACATCGGCAAGCCAGCTCGCCACGGCACAGCCCTGTTTGAGTGATTGGAACTTACGCAGCAGCTTGTTATCCTTATCAAAGTAGATGTCGTTGTGGTAGTACTTGCGGAGTACATCAATGACTACGGAGTGTCCGTGCTTTGCCTCGACCTTATCGAACGCCTCATCAATAAACATCAGAGGCACGCTGTCGAAGTACTTGCTCAGGTCTGCTTTCCAGCCGAGTGTGTTAGTTGTTGAATTGTAGGCAATACGACTGCTCACCTCCTTCACAACCTTGCCACAGCCGATGCCTGTCTGATAGGATTTGCACGCAGGGTGCACCATCTCGGGCATAAGGTCAAACAGCAGGTCGTTGGCAATACTGAGGATGATGCGGTCGATAGGCTCGTTCACATAGACGGTGCGGAACTCGCCGTTATCCTTGGGGATTTGTGCCGTGTGTGGCGGGGAAATCTCATACTCACCGTGCTTCATTGCACTCGCAATGGCAAGGCGGGTATGCTCACTTGCAAGGTGTATCAGCTGGTCTTTGCGGATATCCTTGCCTACACCTTTCGCAATGGCCTTCGTCCATCGGTCGAGGTCGAAGAACATCTCTAAAATCTTGTCTGCCATAATTATTAAATGTATGGTAATGAGTATTCACTCATAGGCTCTGCGATGGCTTTACACATCTTGTGCGATGCCTCGTTGCGTGGGTCTATGCGCCACGACTCGGCATTTGCCATCTTGCAGACACAGCTTCTGACCAATCGGAAGAAGTTCTGCTGCAATGTCCTATGCATATAAGGAATAGCCTCGGCGAAGCGGTCAGGGTTGAAGGAAAATGAATTAATTGCATCTTCCAATGCCCGTGCAGCCTTAAACTCGCGGCTATCTTCAAGATTGTCAGACGGTTTGCCGAACTTGGCAATATCCAACTGATTTTCTAAAACAATAATGGCGGCACTCATCATCGCCGCCATTACTTCTCCACCAACTCGGAGTATATTGTCTTTGGACACGATTGTTATCTCGTTGCTACTCTCCTTGAACTGCTCAATCTCTGTGAGCATACCTTTTAATTGCAGTATCTTTTCTTTGTCCATAGTTATCGTATTAGGTCGTTTTCACATAGAAGCACATCACCCACGATGTAGTCCAGCGTAGTGTAGTGCTGGTGGAATATCTCGTCTGCCTGCTCGTTGTAAGGCAGGTCAAGCAATTTGCCCTCCTCGTTAAGGATCATAGATTGCTTCTCGTCGAGTTCTACAATCTCGACCATTCCGCCAACTGCCGCCTGCATCTCTTCAAGAGTGAAATACTCTCCGTTGGCAGGTGTTGTGGCAGTGCGTGTTCCGTCTGTTTTGATTATCTCAGCCATTGTTATTTACAGTTTTTATGTTCGTTACACAGTTCAATGAAGTATTTGCGCTCGGCAAGGAGTCGGTCATATTTTTCGGGGTCCTCCTCGCGGCGCATATCAGGTTTGCCCGCTGCAAAGTGTTCCACAAGCACACAGCCGCAGGTGTGAGTAATCTTTATCGAGGTACTCAGAGCCTCAATCTTTGCACCCTCTTTGGGCACAGCATCGCTCTCGATGATGCGTAGTTTATCTATCTGGTACATCACTTTCGGGGTTTAGGCAGCCACGCCGTATGTCGCTTGACACGGCGCAGCTGGTTGATGATATTCTCGAACAACTCTCTGGAATAGATGCGGTAGTGAAAGGCGGCAGAATACTCGCACACATTGCCGTGAAAGTCCACATAATTTCTCTCAGGGTCTATGCTGAAGAGCGAGCCCTGTACTTCGAGGGTATAGTGGTTCTCACGCAGCCACTTGAAGAACTCGAAGATGTCGGGATAGCGTGAGTGGAAGGTGCAGTAGTCGTAGTGGTTCCGGCGCAGATTAAGAAGTCGCTCTGCCATCTCTCGGCGGTAGCGTCTGTCGTCATACTTATTACCGCTATCCGAGGTTAGACTGCAAATGAAGAGTTTTCGCTTGCCCAGCTGAAAGTAGTATGGTGTGTGCATCACAATCCTATTGTGCCACCCATTATGGTTGCGGAAAGGCTCACCCTTGATAATCTTCGGGTGTTGCTTCAACTTCTTGGCAAAGCGGCTTATCTCGGCATCTATATCCTCATCACTGAGGCGTATGTCACGCAGAGCCTTGAAGTATCTGTCGCCCAAACGAAAGCAGAGGTCGTACATCGTGCCCGAGTACGCCTCGCCCACGAAGAAGCGGTTGCGACGCTGACGCTTGGGAGGTACACAGCCCAAAAGGTCGTAGTAACGCTCTTCCGTAATCTCCTCGAAGGGCTGGCAGAGAGCCTTATCGTAGCGTTTGAGCAACAGGGCTATGCGGTCAGGCGTTACGGTGATAAGGAATGGATTGTCATACCTATCACGCAGTTGTTCCAAAGTTTCCCCACCGTAGTCGCTATGCACATCATCACGCATAGAGGTGACGATGACGCTATCAAAGTAGCGTGAGTCGATAACCATAAGCATAGCCTACAATGTTATGTTGAGCACTCTGCGGGCAGCAATCACAGCGTTCTGGGTGAGTTGTCGTTGCCACGCCTGATTACGGGGTGACCACTTGAAGGCATTACCCTTGAGCTTGGTACGCATATCACTGTCAGGGACTGCATCGAATAGGATTTGCAGACGGTCTTCGTCGTAGTTATAAACGATAGTTCCACCCTCAAAGGCAATCTCCTTATTCTCCCTGTTTGCCTGCTGCTCCAATTTCTCACGCACCTTACGCACCAACTCTGGCAGTTTGAAGATGCCGTGGCGTGCGGTGACGATAGGCTTCTTCATCGTGGCGTTGAGTTCCTTGATGAGGGCAACAGCACGGTCGATAATCTCTACACTGCCGTTGTTGCAGTGTGTGGCAAGTCGCCCATAGAGGTTGCCGACAATGAGTGAACGCATACAGGGCAATGTGCCATTGTCGATGCCTCGAATGGTTTCGGCAGTACTCTCAATATCTGCCTTGACCTTCAGCCACGCCTCCTCTGCAAACTCTTCGGGTGTCTTCTTGCGCTCTTGAGCCTTGCTGATAGCATCTAACGCACGCTTACGCCACTCCCGAAATGCCGTTACACTCTTCTCGTAACTGCTGAGGGCTTTGTCGTTGCGCTGGGTATTGAAGCGTGCAGGTCCCGTAATCATAGCACTCGCGCAGCGACTATTGGCAGAAATCATCGCCACGAAGTAGCGGATATAGTTCTCCTTGTATCGCTCACGCTGCTCCTCGGGCATAGCAGATAGGTCTTCGTGCAGTTCCTTCTCGTAGGAGGCAATATCCGACTCGCCACGCTCTTCGGGAGAGAACGATGTGAGGTTGTATGAGCGACACGCCTGCTCGAAGTATGCCTCAAGGTATCCGGGGTGTGCAAACTCCACAACCTCCCAATCTGCGAAGTTAGCAGGTGCGAGGATTTTCTCCTCGGCAATATCACCGATAAGGTGAGCATAGCTGCAATAGCCATACTTCTTGCCTCTAAAATGAAATGCCACAGGCTCACTCTCTGCGGCATCTTTACGCCTAATCGTGAGCACACGATGGGCATTGACTTTGGTTAAGGTAATCGTTTCCATTTCTCTGATTTTTATGTTAATACTCTTTGTTCCTTGATGTCGAGAGCTGCAATCCACACCAAATACATCAGTGCATCGTGGCGGCTCTCAATAGTTGGGCTGTCGCACAGACAGCAGACTGCATATCTGAGGTTCTCAAACGACACATCGGCAAACTGCTCTACGATGTAATCTTTGCTTGCAATCTCATCGCACACATCATCGGCACTGCCCATTTGAGGCACGGCATCGATGTCCTCGGCTTTAAGCCCAATCTCCTTGTAGAGGTAGTCGAAATAGTAGTACTCCATAGCATTACTCCTTTTCGGTAAAGGTGATGCGGGTTGCTCCATCGTAGCCGAACTCCGCCTTGAGTCCAAAGGCTTCGGCATCGCAACTGATACTGCATATATCCCAGATTTCAAGACGCTGGGCACAGGTTATGACCGTATTGCTATCACTGATTTGTGGTTGCTTGTCTTTGAGTGAGGCACTGCCACAGATACCTCTCAGTATTATGCCTCGCTGATGTGTCGTTAGTGCCATACGCTAATCCTCCTCTATGCCATAAAGGTTCGACATTGTGCTACGCAGGGCATCACGGAAGCCATCGCTCTCGCCCCAATACTCCAGCAGTTCATCGGCAATGGTCTGCATCTCCTCGTCTGAGGGCATATCGCCGTCATAGCCGTACTCCTCAAGCAGGGAGCGGCTGATGATTACACCTGTTACTTCATTGATTTTGTTGCTCATAGTTATACCACTTTATAGACTTTTATTTCAATCATTTCGTCAAACTCTTTGTCCTTGTTGTACTCATTGACAGCCTCTTGAGCCTCCTCAATGCTCTTCAACTCCTTGCCCACGAAGTTGCCTACATCACGCAGAAAGTCATCGAACTCATCTTCTGCATAGTTGTATGGCTCTGGGTCATCTGGTTCGGAGAAATAGTAGCGTTCAGGGAAGAAATCTCCCTCCACATCATTTGTTGCATAGTAGCCCATTCCAGGCTCTTCGGCAATAAAGTAGAAGGCAAGGCTGGGATATTTCCGTTTGAGAAAGTTTATGGTATCATCGGGGTCGCTCCACGCAGAAGTTACCGAGAAACGCAATATGACATTGCCCTCACCATCTTCATCTTTTTCAATATATTCCCACTCTCCACGGCAGTAGATGGTATTCCAATCACCACCCAAGAGGGTTACAAGGTTTCCGAGCCAAGTCTTGCCAAAACCATTTTCAACAAGCGACTCCTCACGCTCTTCGAGGGAACGCATCTTCTCGTAGAGGTCGCACACTTCGTTTTCATCTCCCGTTACGACATAGGAGGTATTGCACCAATTAGGCATAGTACACTGTTTTTGTTAAAGCATAGAGCCAAAGACTCCATAGCGGTTTACATCGGTTGATTTTTTACGCATAGACCTTGCACCTGCGACTACACAGTTTGAGGGTGTCGGCAGATAGCGGATAGGTCTTGTTTAGGTGGTCAGGGAACGCCTCACGAAACATCAGTTCGGCGGTCAGATACTCCTTGCAGAGTTTTCTCCTGCGTCGTTTCTTGGCAGGGAGTGGCACTACGATTGCTCGCTTTTTACGCTCCTTGGGCATACGCCACT